CCAACCAAAGCCACGTGAATTATCTATTAAAGGATCAATTACTAATTGAAAATTTAAATCAATATCATCGGGAGTATAAATTACCACACCATCCACCCCATATCTTAATGCCGTAGCTTTCAGCCTTTCTGCTGAGATATCATAATCTTCTGTGGCGAAGGTGATAAGTCTAATCATTTTTCTCTATCCTTTTTATTAGGCCAACTTTTTATTGCATAACATAACATATATCCAAAGAATATTCCTATGAAATAGGCAAAAAAGACATATCCTAAAACAATATTAATTTTCATTGGCTCCATTTATTAAAGAATCCATAATCTACCGGCCGCTGCCAGATATCGCTATATCCTTTCCGCTGATCTGCAACCATTGGACAAACTATATATGCTTGTAATTTCTCTAAATTCTGTCTTAAAAAATCATCATACATGGTTCCATCTTGGTAATTCCAGTTTTTTAATATCCATTCAAGTCCCTTTTCACTATAGGCTATTGCATGGGTAGTCCATGCCTGTTTCACCCGTCTAAGGTTGTTGGTATAATATTCCGGTTCAGGCCAGCTACAAAGGTCTGTACCCACTACATTCGCACCCAAATAACACAGATCCCAATCGGCAGGTAAATCTATTAGAGCCTGTGGAAGGTGGGAAATATCTGAGAAGATACAATCATCCTCCAGGATCAAGGAAGTGCCTTTACAGGCTTCTAATGCGTTTCTCTGAGCCTTGTTAAAGCCATCATTGATACTTCCGGGTGTATTCAAGATGCCGTCAATTCGTTTTATTTCAGGATTATCATTATGCATTTTTACCCTCATAGCTTCATTTAAAAACTGACCAAACCTATCTATTCGATGAGGAAGATTTATAACCAAAATCGTTTCAAAAAATGCCCATGGATTCATATAATAGAATAAAAACCCAGGCCGGTAGCGAAACACAAAAACCCACATGAAGTGGAGATAGCCCTGTGAAGGCGGCCTGGGGTAAGTTTAAAATTGTTTTGAATCATTCAACTATCTGGTTTCGCTATAATGAAGATAAAGACATTATTCAAATAATCAAATAAAAAAAACGGGCCCCATATTCTGGTCAGCCCGTTTCTCCTTTTTTAACCCTTAAAATAAAACACTCTTTATACGATAGCCGTAATAAAAGCATCAGGGCGAAATATAGCCACCCCTTCTGTTCTTTCAATTAAGAAAGTAACTAGGTTTTTCTGGAAGTCCAGAGAAGTAGCGGAATCTGACTGCCTTAATGTAAGGCCTTCGCTTTCTACTACAGCGGTCTTTGTCCAATCGCCCACGATACAGCGTCCACCGGTAAGCCAGTTTACTGGATATAGCGGTACGCCCAAGATCCTAACCGTACCATCAGCGGTAATACTTACCACACCAGGCAAGGAGTAATCATTGGGTTTTGTTACCAGGATGGTAGCCCATATATCCGGATCAACAGCAATAGCGGTAGCATTGTATTTTGATTTCTTTAATGTTTTGATAAAGAAAATCAATCTTTCTGCTTTCACGGTGATACCGGTGGTCGTGCTGGAACCTGTAGCTGCTGCTACGAGGGTATTAGCAAATTCCAGATCTTCCTGGTCGAGTAACTGTTCAGTTAAAGACGTTGGAAGCCAGGATTGCAGGAAAGAAATGTTTCTGAGTGACTGACGGGAAACCGTCATCCAGCCCGCCAAAGGAAGCAGCGTCAATGTCTGCATGGCCCATCCACGGTCCACTTGCGCCTTTGTGGCTCCTTCTGAAGCCTGGTAACCGATAGATCCTGCACCGGGAGGGGTATTAGCCCTTGGATAGTAAACGGTATCGTTATCAGATTGCAGGATGGGAGCAAGACTGCGGAAGCGTGTCTGTCCGAGCGGCTCCATACCTGGCCGCCAGTCAAGATACATAGGCATGTAAGGGGCTCCTGTTCCTGTGAGAGAAGATGTGGTAACTGTAGAAACCTTCTGTTCTATCTTGATACCCCCATCAGGAAGTCCTGATCCGGAAGCCATCTTTACAAATATTTCTTTGTTTTCACCGATAGAATCAGCAATGGATTCAATCATGGATTTATGGGCTTCAAAGCGGTTCAGGAGTTTCACCCGGCCACCTTTGGCATTCATGTCTTTGAGCTTATCCTGTAGGTCTATGATGGTAGCCCCTTTTGCTTCCAGTTCTTTTTTTACTGTCTCAAAATCTTTCTGGATGGCCTCCACTTCTTTATTGGTGGCTTCTACTTCCTGTTTTGCTTTGAGGACTACTTCCTCTTTAAATGCTTTATTGGCCGCGGTAATTTTATCAACTACCTGCTGGCCTGTCAAATCTTCTGCCATAAAATTTAATTAGTTTAAAACGTTGAGTAATATATTTTGCCAGGGTAGAGCTTTATCCGGCGTTGGTGCAACGTTTTTCAGTGCGGCCTCAGTGGTTGTATTCTCTTTAAAATCTTCTAATTGCTTGATATAATATTGCAGGAGCGAAAATCCTTCATCAGAATATTTCCCGTCTTTAATTTCTTTGGAAACTAAAAGCATTTGCTTGCAGATCATCCCGATCATGTCCGGGTTAAACTGGCCTTTCCCTACAGAGATAGTGGGTGTATTGGGATTCGCTCCCCAGAGAACTGCCGATCCCTCATAAAGTTTTATCTGGGTTAACCTTCTAGGCTCATCCCCTTTGCCGGCAATAGACTGCATGGTCTGGAAACCTACAGAATGATTCTTTATTAGTCCTGCTTCATATAGTTTCATGGTATCATTAGCAAGGGTTGTATTAGGGAGGATACTTACCCCAATAAGTTGGTTTCCGCTGGTATATAGTTCTGAAAATGTGGATAAATAACCGGAACTAAAGCTGGGGTTATGATCAATTAAATGATGGATGATATTAGATCCTTTTGGGCCCCGTTCAGCTATTGTTTTGTCATAGGCTCCGGGTTCTATAATATCATTATCACTATCTGTGGAACCCATTTCTGATATTACTATTTTCACCCTCCGGGAGGTATTATCTACGTCCAGGGGAGCTGTCATAATATCTTTATAGCTGATATTCATAAACTAAAATTAAGTTATTCTATTTAACATAATAAAAATTATCTTATCCTGCCAGAGCCGTCTCATGGCGTGGTTTCATAATTATATTTCCTGACAAGTCCCTTTTTGCCCGGTAACTCATCGTACAGCGGCAGTTTATAACCTGATTGGCGGGTCCTGATGGATCTCCGGGAAACTGTAGGCCATTACTGAAAGCCTCATTCAGATCCCTTATCTCCCCGTCAACACCAGCATGGGTATGGGCAAGCCTTGTCCTTTTATCTTCTACGGCTATCCAGGTCTTAGTAGTTTCGTAGGGCTTTTCAGAAGCCACTTTTAGCTGGGCATAGTTCATAGCGGCCACGGATTCAGTCCTTACGATCATCTTAGTCCGGTATTTGGTGATGGGATTATTTTTTAATTCCGAGACGGTTTTATCTATTCCCCATCCATCACTGATAGCCTGTTTTAAGACTTTCTGAATATCTTTAAGAGTCGTTTGACTTATGGGCAGCACAATCTTAGTAAATATATATTGGTTGAAATAGTCTATAACTTCTTTTACAAAGCCGATCAGTGGGATCACGAGGCTTTTAGTGACAGTAGTCCGGGCCGCTGCCTGTTTACCTGCATCCAGGTAAAGACTGTGGATGACGGGCCCAATCCAGGGGTTTATGTAATAATCATGGAAGGTCTGCTGATAAGCTTTTTCGATCCCTTCTGTCTTAACTAGGGCGATAGATTCATTCACCTGTTTTTGCAGGGCACTATAAACAGGTGAGACATATTTAGCCATCAGCTTGTGCTGAAGGGCCATCTGCCTCTTTATGTAGATACTTTGAGCCAAGGGTCTAAGTTTCCTTCTTTGTTATAGTGGTTTTCCATTTTTATTCTTAGTGAGTGCCTTGCCCCAGATTTCATCGACTTCTGTAAGGGGCAATCCCTTTTTATGCCCATTTCCGGAATATCCTTTGGGTACATTGGATACTTGCTGTCCAGCGTCTGCTGGATTATCCTGTTCCGGGTTTCCGGTGTCCATTCCAGGGGCATTGGGGTCGAGGGTGGGCATGGCGATATCATCGAGTAAAGTATTTGTAGAAGGTATGTAAATAAGGTCCATATTAGGATCATCAGACCGATCATAACCCAGTTCTTCAAGCCTCTGGTTAGGTGTAAGCACCCATGCCGCCATGACCCTGGTGGTAAGTTTATCCATATCATCAGCCAGTTCATATAGATCTGTGGCATCCACATCAATACAATACTGGCTCTGGTCATAGCCAAAAGCCCTTAACAGAATCCTGTTTTCTTCATCCCGGTAACTGGAACAGTCAGGTAGGATGGCATTAGTTATCAGGTCTTTCCTTGCTTGTTCTACATTGTTAAACGTAGTGCCTGTCTCAAATAACTGAGGGTTACATCCTAGCAGATTACAGATCCGCTGGAAGGTCTTGTCCTGGGCATCTATGAGGTCCATATCCACGGCATTCTGGCCCATATACTGATAAACCCATTTACCGGGGAGCTGTACCACGGCAGACTTCATCTGTTTGTTATTGATCTTGGTATTTATGGCCTCATCTGCTGCCCATACCTGTTCTTTAGAAAGGTTGTTAAAAGTTTCATTACTGAGTACTCCCCGAGCTCCCCCGTTCTGGAACATGGCTACCGCGGCATCTCTGGCAGCATCATCCTGGGCAAGTAGTTTCATACCCGGCAATAGCGGACTCATCCCATAATATTGTTGATAAGTATAAGAATCATATACCGGATTTGGGTCTTTCCAGTGGATAACATCTTCTTTTGCGAGATATATAGGCGTCCCGGAATCATAGAAGGTATAACCCGTTATCTCCCCAAATAAAACGTCCCTATTTACTCTTATTATTACGTATTGGGCCGGTAATACCCACATATCGAGGACTTCCAGATCCAGCCTTGCATCCCCTTCCACCTGGTCATTGTCGCCCCTGTTAAGCCATACAAAGCTGT